CGAAGATAACATATTAAGTGCTTTTACATCGGATGCTAATCTTACTTTTTCAGACCACAAATTAACCTTCTCTTGCTCATAGATTGTAGATGCATTAGTTAAAGTTAATTCAAAATTAGTCATTTCGGAATCATCAATACCTTGAGCTGCTAAATGTACAATTGCTATTTTAGTTAATTCACTAACAACTGTTCTTTGAATTCTTTCAATAGTTCTTGCAAAACGAACATCTTCTGCCGCCAAAGTAGCTTTACCATTAACGTTCTCATCATATGATAAGTAAGCCTTTGGTACTCTTAATGCTGCAAATAATTTATTCTTTAAGTAATCAATATCTTCAATAGCTGCGTATTCTAAACCTTGTAAGTTATCAATAGTTGTTCCACTATCACTACCACGTACAGGTAGAAAAAAATCTTCAGTAAGGTTTTGTATATTATATTTTAAGTTATAATCGCCAGTATCTTTATTAACAAATGGAGTTTTTTTCATTTTATTAATAATCTTCTGCATATAGTTATCCACTTCTTGTGGTGGAATATTACCTATATCAATTTTAAATACTCTTTTTTCAGGTGCTCTCATAATACGATGAATTAACATCGCATCTTCCATAAGGGATAATTGTTTCCAAATTCTTCTAGCTCCCTCTACCATTGATTTACCATATGGTAGGAAGTTAGTATCGGATAACATACGGAAGTGAGCCATCTCATACTGCTCGTATTCTTTTTTACCAAAACGGTCCATTTCAACCTTATACTTTACATAATCAGGATTATTAGGGTCACTACCTTCCAATCTCTCTACATTATAGATTGAATGTGGAGCAACATTAATAATACCTTTACCAGGCATAATTTCTAATGCTATAAAAGCATCACCATATTTTACTAAATTTCTAATCCAAGGCCACAAATTAAATTCTATGTTCATTATATCATAGAATAAATTATGTAACATATCTCTTACATTTTCATTTGTAGATTTAATTTGAAGAACATCACCATATTCATTTTTAGTTGTAGATTCATCTGCATATATGTCAAGCGCTGAACCAATGATTGGGTCTGAATCCATAGCATCGTAATCTCTAAAAAGTTCTCTACGAACTTGATGATATGCCATTGATTGGGCTCCTTGATTATTTTCATAATAAGACCTTTGTAACTTAGTATATCTATCTTTAAGATTTACAAAGTTTGTGCTTGATTGACGTTCTTCAGTATCTACAACTTTACGCTTACCATCTTTATCAACGGTTACAATTGCGTTTGTTGAAAATAATTTCTTTAGCCTACCAAAGAAACTTCTATCATCTAATTCTTGTTCTGCCATAATTTATTTTACCATTTTCTACAAGACCAATATCTTGCTTTTGTTCTAGGACCTGGATTATCACAATTGTGTCTTGCTCTAAAGTTTGCTCTTTTTCCTGGGTTATTTTTTTTAATGTTCATTCCCTTTTGTCCAAAGTTTACCTTAATTATCTTTCCTGTTTTTGGGTTTTTAACATAAACTTTAAACTTCTTAACATCACCTTGTGTTGGTTTACCTAACTTAACATCTCTACCCTGATATTCGGCCTCATACACACAATTACAATTTGCTTCTTCCAATTGCGTTGAATATCCCTTTAAGAAGTTTATGAAATCATCCATATCTTCTTGCTCAACATCCAATTCATCATAATCATCAATTGGATTGTCATGTGGAGTATCACCCAAAGAATATGCATTATCTACATATTCATCTTCATTTAAGATATTTTTAAGTCTAATCATTTTATTTTATTTTGACATATATCATAAATATCGTAAATTGTCAAAACACTACATTTTTTACAACCACTGTGTTAAGTCTTCCATATCATCTCCAATTTTCATTTTCCAAGGGTTATCATCCATATTGTTTCCCCCATATACTCCTTCGTATTGTTGATTGGAACTTATACCACCTAAAGTTCTTTTAGTAAGGTCTATTCCTTCTTGTCTTAAACGAAGTGCAGTATCTCTAACCCACAACCCAATACATAGTGCCATTGTCAAGTCATCATTATAACTTTTCATAGCTTCAGCTCTACCATTTATAAATATAAAAGTAAATAACTCATCTATTAAACGATTGGAACGAATGGTTACTGATTTCTCTCTAAAATATTCATCCAATTTAGAAATAATAAGTGGACGGGTTTTAGATGTTGTCGAAAATCCCGCTACCATTTGTTTTTCATCTGCTCGGTATTTATTTTTCATCTGATGTTCAACATCTACATATTTTAAATCCTTACTCATATAGAATAAGTTTTTATAATCTCTGTCTATACATTGTTGAATACACGCCCAACCAATATTTGAGTTCTCTACCACAAGTAATGCATCATTATATTCGGTTGAAAGATTAACTAAGAAATTTCCAAAATCTTTTGTATCAACTTTACCTCTATATTCTGCCACTTGCGTTGCATTAGTTACATCTATTACATGACACGCAGAATAGTCACTACCATCGCCTCTGGCAACGTCCGCCACAACCATATACGAACCATTTGCCGATGGATATTCCCATCTCCAAAGGTTTCCATCGAATCCAGTCTTTTCAATTGGGTCCTTACAATATGTTTCTTTATAAAACATAAGAAGTTCGGGATCAATAACAGTATCACCCGAAGATACGAAATCACAATCACATTCTTGTGCTGCTTTTTTTACTCCTAATAATTTCTCTTGCTCATCTCTCCATTTTTGGTCTCTTTCAGGATGGACTGTCCAATGTAATTTAATTGTACTAAATGGATTTGTACCATCTTCTGCTCCTATCCAAGTTTTATGAAACCAGTTACCCACACCATTCGGAGTAGATAACGCAACACACGCACCACCCGTTGAAAGAGTAGATTGTGCAGCCACCCAAATCTCATCAATATCATCAATGAAAGCGGCCTCATCAAATATTAGAAGTGATAATGCTTCGGAACGTCCCGCATCAGGAGAAGATGCAATTGCTTTAATTTGAGAACCATTATGCAAACGAAGGGAAAGTTTGTTATCTTCCAAAGAACCACCTTTTAACCAACTAGGTAATAATTCATGCATTACCCTTACTTTGGTTACTAAGTTTTTTGCTACATCTTGTTTTGTTGCAATAACCAATACGTTAAAATCACTATTAAATAACATTTTCCAAAGTGCAAAACCGGCACAAAGAGTAGAAATACCAGTTTGTCTGGATTTTAACACTATATTAAAACGATTGGCAGCAAATTCAGTTAGAGTTTTTTCCTGAAATGGGAAAAGTTGAAAAGGTATCTTACCTCTTACCGGATGCTGAATCATACAATATTTTTTCATAAAGTGAATCGGGTCTACCGCGCACTTTTTGTATTCATCAGATATTATTTCCTTTAAGGACTTTTTTTGTGTTATACCTGTGCTCATATTAATCGTTAAGAGGTCTTACTAAATCGTAATTTTTATCTTTTAATTTTTCGTAAGCCGCATTTCTTAATTTAGTAGCCTGTTCAATCTCACCTTCAAACTTAACAATTTCCAAAAGGATTTCTGCTTTAAGTTCTTCCACATCTCTTTCCATATTCCAAGTTTCAATCTTACCATCTTCTTGAACTACTTCATAAGTTTGCTTTGCATCTCTATATGCTTGCTTAAATTGAGCTAATACATCATTACCATACGCAATCATATTAGAATAAATCTTATAATCCTCATATTCATTCCACAAACCATCGTATTTTATTTCAGCTTCTCTTAACGTAAGACAATGTAAGCAATATCCAGTTTTAGATATTAATTTTTTATCAACTCTACCTACTTTGATTGTTTTACACTTATCCGATTTACAAGTATTTAACTTATCTAAGTAAGCTCTTGTTTCAGCCATTATATCACCAAGTTCTGAAAATTCTATTCTACCACCTGCAGTTTGTTCCCAAGACCTACCATTTTCATCAGTCCATTTTTCACCAACTTTACGTTTTACAATTTCCTTATCTGCACCAGAAAATGAAATAAATGAATCCTTTTCATATTCAGCACCGTGCATTACCATATCAACCAACTTCCTACGAGTTGGGTGCATAAATTTTTTATTAAATTCTCTTGCCATATTACGTTTGATATATTTGTATATATAAGTATATCAAATTAAATAAAACGATTATCTTCCGTATTTAAAAATACCTAAAATTTGGTTTAATGGTGCAAATGCTCCAGTTAATTTATAGGTATTACCCCCATAAACAAAAACGATACCTTCGTTTGGAACAATTTTATCAAATCCACCTAATGTATTTAATCTTTGCAATTCAATTTTAAGTTTATCTATTTTTTGTGGGTTTCCAGATGCTTTTATTTGTTTAATGGCATTTCCCAATTCGTTTCTTAATTGTTTTGTTGCATCCGATGGGTTTGCTGTTAATACAGATTCCATAAATTCTAATACATCTGCACCAACTCCTAAAAAGATTTCTTCAAATTTCATAATATTATTTTTCATAATCTTTTGTTGGTCTTGCTTATCGGTTTTATCTGCCCAAGCTCTTATTTTATCATCTTGTATTTGGTTTATACGCATTGATTTATCACCAAACGCCCATCTTTTAACTAATCCTATTTTTGAACCAATATCTAATTTCTTTGCACCTTTTTCAACAAAATCCGTCCACCAAGCTTGATGATAATCAGCCACACCATCACTATCTGATAAATTAAATTCTTTTTGAAGCCTATTAATCATCGATATATATTTTCCTTGTAATTTGGAAAGACTTTCCGATTTTGGTAATGACTGCATTGGAGGTCCTTGTATTGTGTATGTATCTTGTACATGCTTATTAACTTGTTTAATCATTCCAGCTAATATAGATGCAGCAGATTGATTTTCTCCAATAATTTCTCCCTCTTTGTTATATTCAAAAGTTCCGTGAAATACTAATAATGGTTGTCCGTAAGGAATTACATTTGCATTTTGTGGGTATATTACTTCTAAATTCATAAAACACGCACCATCTTTAAATATCTTTTTACGCTGCGGTTCTGATAATCCTGATATTGCTTTAGAAAGGTCATTCATAGCAAATGTATATGCATCAGTTAATGCACCCCTACCAGCAAATTGTTGCGCAACTTGTCCAATGGTCATTGCACCTTCACCTTTATTTTTTGTATGTGATTTATTTCTTGCAGCAACCAATCTTCCATTTACCCAACTAATTGCTAATGCTTGTCCATCAGTCTTTTCTCTTGCTAAATCTAAATCACCATTAAGAGCCTTTGTTACAATTTGTTTTAAATCACCAAATGTAAGGTTCATTTCAATATCAAATGGATGGTTCATATGACCATACGCCCCACCTTCCAATAATAGTGATTCGTTTATTGATTCTTTTTTTAAACTTCTTTTTTGAAGAACTAATTGATTTATTTGTGAAAATATATCTGCAATATCTTTATCTAATTTTTTTTCATCTGCACTCATTGGAGATTCAATATCAACATTAGAATAAAGTTTTTTCTTTTTTGCAATTAATACATCTACTTTTTTTAGTAAATCGGTTTTTACTTTATCCAAATCCTTTATCACTTCTGATGCGGTTGCTTCAGTTACATTTTCTTTTTTTAACTTATCAATTTCTTTTTTAAGTTTATCAATCTCTGCTCTAACTTTCATTTGTGCAGGGGATTTTGGCATCATCTTAAAAGCCTTATTATATAATGATACAAGTTCTTTCTCTAAATCTTTTAATCCCTCATTATATGGTATTTCTATTTTAGAAAGTTTACTATAATAATTTGGGTCTTCGTATAGATGGTCTAATGCAATTTCTTTTGCTATATTAATATCAGTAGTATGCTCTCTTTCTATCGCATAACCTTTTATAAATTCATTTTTTAATGTTTGTGGACTTATATTATGATGCTTAGCTATATCATTCAGTGTCATACCTTTTGCTAAACCACCAGGAATATTATCAACTTGAACTGCTATCTCATCAATCTCCTCATAACCACTCATTCCTTTGTTGTTAAGTTTCTTACTATTCTTCTTAACATCCTTAGAATCAGGAGCTCCATTAATATAACCACCCGGCAAACTTAAACCAACACCAGCTCCACCAGGCAATCCCATCTCATCTATTAATGAATCCAAATCATCAACTATTTCTTTAATATCTTCTTTTGATATTATTGTGTTTTTTTGAGTATCAGGCAATTCCCAAAATCTTTTAGGTTTTTCTAATGGTTTATTTCTATCAGTTTCTTGCCAATCTTCAACAGTATGAGGGTCATCTGCGGGATTCAATGTACTTTGTGTTATATTCTTAACCTTATAATACGCTTTTCTAAATTGAGTTTCGGTATCTTTTGATTTTCCTCTACCCCTCATAGCGTCTGCCTTTGGTGTATGTAGTTGTGTATATCCTCCTTGATTAAACCAAGGTTCTGGCTTTGTTGTATTTAATATTCTAGGTTTACCATCAGGAACATATCCAGTATCAGGCTCACCAGGGTCTGCAGCCAGTCCAACCATACCCGTACTTTCTTTCAAATCTTCTTTCTTAGGTATTCTAAATGTTACTGCTTTCTTACCATTTATTGTTGGCATTCCCCACTCATCTTCACCTATTGATTTAACAACTACTTTTTTATTTTTAAATTTACCCATCAACAAAGTATCACCAACTTTTACGTTTAGTTTAATTTCTTCGTTAATGCATTCTTTTAATCCTTTTAATTTAAGAGTAATTAATTTGAATATTTGAGAATCAAACTTTGGGTATGCTTTTGTGAAATTCTTTTTTCGTTCTTCTTCACTACCAGCACTTAACCAATAACGAACATCAGTACCACTAATAGGATTTGATTGAGCAGGTGAAGCATACACATATCCTTTATCCAAATATCCTTGCTCTACCTTACCTTTATATGGAGTAAAATAGTTACCACTTAATCGGTTTTGGTCTTTCTCACCAACTACAACAATTAAGCCAGTTGTATCGGAATCATACTTATTTAGTATTTCTTCCGGTCTATATGGATTTTTGACATTAATAATTTTAGATGATGGAATTCCAAACATCTGCATCATTATTGCTTTCTTTTCCTTAAAATTAAATGGAGATTTTTTTGAATCGGTAACATTAGAAGTTCCGATATATACACTATCCTTTCCGAATTTGCGTATTAAATTTTCATAAGTTGCGTAATGTCCCTTATGGAATGGTTGAAAGCGGCCAGAATAGACAACAACTACTTTGTCCATTTCAGCCGCTTCATCCAATATTGTTTCTACTAAAAATTTTGCTAATCCTTTCATATAGTTTTCTTACTATATAAATATTGGATATTATTCTTTTACAACTTTCATACCAGAACTAACAGGTTGTTGGGATTGTTGTGCCTGTTGTTCAGCTTGTTGTTTTCTAGTAGGTGCTCCAGGTTGATACTGAATTGTACCATCTTGTAAATTAATTCTACCTTGTGGATATTGCTCATCTAAAGCATCAAGTATATCTCTTAATTCTTTATTAGTAGCTGATAATTCTTCTTGTCCTTTTACTAAAAAGTCATCCATAGAGATTATATCTAATTCAATTTCTTTTTTTCTAACGTAGATTTTTCCAAATTCTTGAATAATTGCCGCAGCTTTTTGATTCAACTCATTGATACTTTCTAATACTTTTTCATCCAATTTTACCAATTCAATCTCAATTGATTGTTTTTGTGGAATTTTATCTAATTCTGCCATAAATTTTTTGTTTTTGTTTTTATATATATAAGTATATTACTTTTTGTTTTTTAATATATTAGTTGTACTAAATCCTTCTATTTTTTCAAAAAATTCAATATTAGGTACATTCTCTAATCCTATTATTTCTTTATATTTGTATTCACCACCAATAACCATTACATCCGTACCCCAATCTTTTATACAATTACGAAGTTCATCATCCGTACCAAACGATACAACACTATCAACACCGTTAATTGCAGATAAAAATTCCATACGGTCATTTAATTTATTAAAAGGTCTTTCTATTCCTTTCTTTGAACGAACTCTTTCATCAGTATCGATACCCACTCTTAATACACCTAAAGATGCTGCATGTAATATAAGTCTAATATGTCCAATGTGTAATACATCAAACGTTCCATTTACCCAAATCTTTTTCATTACAAAAATTTCTCCAATTCTTTTATTACCGATTCGGATGTTATTGATTTTGTACATTCGAATTGTCTTTCAGTACCTTTGTGGTCTGGACACCAATTCCAATCAGATGGGTCTAATCTTATTCTATTAAAACAACCTTCGCATTTTCCTTTTGGTGCAGCAATTCTTACACAATCTTTCATTTCTGCCCAATCGTATGAGAATCCACTTATCAAAACAGTTGGTACATTTAAAGACCAACTTAACCAACTCAACCCACTACCTATACCGATAAATGCTTTTGATTTTAACATTTCATCCATAACCAATTCTAAAGGGCCGTTTGGATGTTGAACTACTCCTTTTGGTAATTTGTTTCCCATATAATCATCGCCTTCCTTTGAAAGTAATTTTACCGTATATCCTTTGTTATTCAACCAATCTACAACGGTCTGCCATCCTGTTGGATTATTCCAAAATTTGGATTGTGCTGTACCAAATACCCCAATACAAACCTGCTTAAGATTTGGGTCTATATATGGGTTTCTTTGTTTTATTTTTGGTTTTACTTCTACAAAATCTAATCCCAATATATCAGAACACATTTTTTGCATTGTTTGTGCTTTTGGGTCTATTGGATTTTTATAAAGATTAATTCCACTATCATCGTTATAAAACAATCCAATTTTATACATTGCATATAATCCTTCTACATTTATTCCTGGCTCTACAAATGATATTTCAGGATATTGGTCAATAAACATATGATTCATAAATGTTGAAGTTATTACTTTACATTGATGTTTTTTTCTAAATTCATCTACATAAGCAAACCAAGCCAATGAATCTCCCAATGCCTTTGAATCTATTGCTATATATACACGCTTATCTTTTGCATCGTAAAGATATTCATACCACAATTTTCCATTTTCATAAATTTTTATCTTCCATTCTACAAAATATTCTATACTACATCTTGTCCACATATTGTTTTTAATTGTAGTTGAATAATAAATTTTACCACTTTTATTATCTATAAATTCAACTGTATAATCAGAACTTATGTTTCCCTGAACTTCCACATATGGACCATTGACAAAATAAATTATTACTTTATTTTTTATTTCAACTATATTGTTTTTATTTTTCTTTAAATTATCGTATATCATTAACTCCAAGTTTTAACTGTTAAATCTAATAAAGAAAATCCTTCCGCTTGTTTACTATACAATTTGTTAGTTGTATAACGTGGTCTTGGATAATTAGCAAATACGTGATTATACCAAAGGTCTCCAACATCCCAACCACAATCTTTTAATCTATCCGCCCACCATTGTTTCTCTCTATTTGGAATTAAATAACAATGTGCAAGGTCTTGATTCGGTGCTGTTTTTGAAAACAACTCATCTATTTTTTCTTTACTTCTCGATGGATTATCTGCGAATGAAATAAATGGTACATCATCTCTCTCTGATAAGAAACATGCTCTATGTACTATCTCAACAAATTCTTCTAATCCGGTATAGATAAATGCATCTGCTTCAAATACTAAAGTGTAATCAAAGTTTTCGGTATCCATAGTTTCTAATGCCATTCTATGTGCCAAATAACATCCGTAGTGTCTACCTGTCATCCACCCTAAACCTGCACCAGGATATAATTCTCCTGGTTTATTATCTTTACTTATATGTTCCGGCCTTCTACAATTTTCAGCTGGCGCAAATCCTTCGTATGGTTGATTTACAATTGGTTCATAATACATTCCATATTTTTCCAATTGTTTAATAGATTGAATAGATACTCTTTCTCTCATATCATTCGGTCTAGTCAACATATGTTTTATTTGAATACGAGGTTTCTTACGATACCAAGTTCTAAATCCTCTACTAAATTGTTTATAAAAGAATTCATCTGCTGCTTGTGTTACGCCTGGAAAATAACTTCCACCATAATCATCTCCACTAATTATACCACCTGGTTTTATTTTATTATACCATATTTTTATATCATTAGTAACATCTTCATATGAATGTCCAGCATCTAACATTATGTAATCAATACTATTATTTGTAAATTGATTAGCTGCATTATGTGAAGTATCTTTTATAATATCAAACGAACCATAATTATTTGAGAGAACCGTATTATCTATAAACTCATAAAATATATCTCCATTAAATGCCCCTACTATGTTTTGATGCAACTCCTCATCATCAGTTCCTTTGAAAGTATCTATTGTTACAAAATTAACTTCTTTTTTTGATTCTTTAAGTTTATCTAACAAATAGTTTGCAGATTTACCAAGCCAAGTTCCAACTTCAACTAATGTAGAATTGGGTTTAACATTATCAACAACATAATCATATAAATCATTGTACGAAAAATATCCAGGTACTTCATTAAATTCAGGTTGTAATTTTTCTAAAATAATTCGTTTAGTTAATTTTAAATCATCATCTATATAAGTTACCAATGGATTATTATCGTATGTATCCAAATAGGTATGTAACTTTCTAAATATAGAAGGTAATTTGTAACTCAATGCTTCTTTTACAGACAATGGATTTAATTCTAATTTAGAACTAAAATAAAACATATCACACGCTGAATAGAATGTATCCACATCATTTCTTTCTCCCCATATAATACAATTATTAGGAACAAATTTCATCAATGGACCCCAATAATGTTCAAAATTACCAGCTTGATTTCCTACAAAGTGAAATTTAATTTTATACTTTTCCAATTGCCTTGCTATTGCAAATATTTCACCCTGATTTTTACCAGGTGCAAATAATCCAACATTAAGTACATGCTTCCAAGTTGGGTCTAATCCTAATAGTTTTTGTGCAGCCGGTTTATCAAATGTATATTCTTCGATAGGATATTCCCATACATCAGTTTCTACTCCAGTATCAATAAATTTCTGTCTACTCCATTCGGATACTAAAACATATCTATCGGGATGGTAAGATATTTCAGATGGATTTGTCAATGAACCATGTGTTGATGCTACAATAAAATATTTTCTTTTATCTGAAAATATTCTATCTAATATATTTGTTGCTAAATCGAATTGTGGAATCTCTTGAAAATGTATAATATCGGGTTGGAACACATTTATAATATCAACTATTTGTGATTTGTTATCTCCGAGTGTGTGTACCGTTACTAAAGATTTGATTCTATTTTTTTGAACCACAAAAGCATCACCACCACTATTGTTTATTTCAACAATTTCAATTTCAAACTCATTGATAAAATGTTTTACCTGTTTGTATGTGTATTGAGGTTGTCCGCCGGTAGAAAGATGTGGACAGACATAAAGTAACTTTTTCTTTGCCATATTGTAACAAATATACGAATTTTTTTTAAAATAACCAAATTTATTTTAGAAAGTTACATTACCTTCTACTAAATTAATTTCTCCGTTTGGATATTTTTGATTTAAATCGGCTAAGATTATATTTAATTCTTTATTTGTTTGAACATATTCATCTTCTATAACTAATATGATTTTATTCAATTCAGCTACATCCAAATGTAATTGTCCTGCATTTGCAATTAGTTCGTTTTTGCGGTTATTAAGTTCTTTTATCTTTGATAAAATACTTTCTTCTAATTTTTCAGTTTGTAATCCCATAATATTATTTTTTATATATATAAATATATAGTTTTTATATTTTTGAAGAACTTATGTATGCTTCCAATGCTTCCACTTTATCCATAAGAATTTGAACCGTCTTTGTCAATGGTACAATCAATTTATCATAAGATATCGCATCCGTTGTAACCACATCACCATTCTTACCATATACTACATATCTTCTCATTTCAGCATCCGTATCTAACCATTCTGCTATAAATCCACCTTGCTTTCCTATATATTCTTTAGGGTTTGGCATTGGATATGTTTCGTAGGTATCTTCCACAGGATTTTCGTAAGTAGTACTATTTTTAGCTATTAAAGGTGTATATAAAACTGGTCTTATTTTTCTTATACTTTCATACGCTGAATTTGGATAATCTTCTATATTCGTTTTAACTCTTATTGTAGATGAATCAAATATTAATTCTCTTCCCGTAATTCCCAATTTAGTGTTAGGTGATGCGATTCTTAATCTTGCTGTTGCAACATTCGCACCTTGTGATGGAAAGTTTGAACCAATTAAACAAGATTCACCATTATTAACTCCCATTCGAACACCACCAGTATTAGTGTTTTCAGTACCAATCCAACCACCAAATACCATTATATTGTTACCAGTACCAGTACACAATATATCACCTTTTGTTACTTTAATTGCCTGTGCAGTTGGTGATGGATTGGTATTTGCAATTTCTATACCAGGATATGCTCCATCTGTTGCTATTTGTATGATTGGTGCAGATGTAGTTCTTTTAATTGAAGCGAAGTTCGTTTCATTTGATAGTACAATCATTCCATCTCTACCAATTTCAGTTTGTTCAAATTGCAATGAAGGAGATATTGTAGATGGAGTTATTTTTCCATACACCGCTACGTTTCCTGTATAGGGAACGTATCCATACACATATGTTATTGTATGGAAATAATAAGTACCAGCGGTTGGAATTGTTACCGAAAATGTTCCGGTATTCGCATAAGTGTAACCGTTATCGTTTGCACCATAAAGACTAGTACCATACGCTATACTATAATATGGTAAAATATTCGTACCAGTACGGGTGGGATTTGACCAACCTTCTATTGATACAGTAACGCTGAAATATGCACCATCAGCACTACCATCTGATTCATAGGTGATTGAATCACTTCCCCAACTTGGACTTGCTATAACATATGTTCCAGGTGTTGGAAAATAAGTTCCAGTAGTATCAAGTGTTTCTAGCGCAGTGGAAAAACTACCTACACTGGTATAATCGGTTGGGGCAAAGACAGTACCAAAGTCATATGATGGTGGTGGGGTAATGTTAACAGAGCCGGCGGTTGCTGGAATTGTAACTAAACCTTGTTTAATAAATACTCTCGGTATATTACTAGAATCAAAAATCTTCAGTTGTTTAAGATTTGCGTCTAAAACAATTTGTCCACTATTATGTTGGAAATTTCCATCCACAACTTCCCAATCACCAATTTTAGATGTAAAATTATCATCGGTTTCAATTTTTCCTCTAATTGTTAAAGTGGTGTTATCCCATCGTAAATATGGAGGTTTTTCGCCCGCTAGATAGTGTACATCTTCCGGATTATGTCCTAATCTAAACTCCCCATTGGTTTGCATATAAAATCCTGGAAGAGAACCAGTTGTTAATGATTCTGCATTGGCGCTTCTGATATATCCTCCAGTTCCGGAAGTTCCTTCAACTCCCATAACCAAACCACGAGTAATGGTTGCATCTTGAGCTAATAAAATATCAGTTGCAACCGAACTAAATGTTGCACCAAATGATTCCCAATATGTTGTATAATTCGCACCAGTAATTGGTTTTGTAGTTGTATCCGATGGAGTGTGTGTTACTTTACAAAGATAATATTGCCCATTACTTCCTTTTACAACATCTCGTCTTGTAGCCAATGCGGGTGATGCTGGGTCTCTAAAATATTGTACACCCTGAGTCCACGGTCCTCTATAAACTACACCAGGACCAGGTCCACCTGCAGTTCCTGCAGTTCCACCACTACCACTAGTTCCACCACTACCACTACTTCCACCACTACCCGCAGTTCCAGATGTGCCGGCCGCTGCAGCTATTGCCCAAGGACCAGCTCCAGGATATCCAGTTGTTGCATTTGTATTGTTTGTTGCAATATGCTGATAATTTTGTGCCTGTGCAGATGTACATCTCCAACTCTGTCCTGCGTATGAAACTACATCATTTGTGAAATATGTATCACCCGCTGTCCAAGCTCCCCTTAATGAACCTTCACTAACTCCTGGTTCAAGTTGTCTAATTGCTCCCACAATTGTTAAAGTATCCCCATCCCAAGACATTCCCTTTCCAGAAGTAGATGTGGTTTTGATTGAGAATCTACCAGATGTACCGGAAGTTCCATTTTCATAAATTCCTAAAAATATACCAGGTCTATCATATCCTATAACTCCGGTAGCTGCTGCCGATGAACCCGCAGTTCCCGCAGTTCCTACGGTACCAGTTTGTCCAATTGCAATATACGGGTCAGTTCTTCCACCCGCTAATACAATATTTGCAAATGGAGTGTTTATATCTTTAACACCTACGTTAATTGTGTTTTTAACAAATGATTCTTCAAATATTGCAATCTTAGCTGCTACAAAGAATTCTTCTTCGCCCAAATATTGCCAATGGTCACTATCAACCCAAGGTGCTGCAGAACCACCATTATCCGGTTGTTGAGGTCCTACAATTAAAGCCGGATTATGTTTCTTTCCAGTATTAGGACCAGAGCCACTTACAGCCGCCCAATAATGTGTTTCGTTATTGTAATTTGCCGGATTAGGCCATATTACCGCATCTCTACGTTTATTTGTAGTTTCAACCGAACCGATGTAATTAACACTACCACTCCAAATACCTCTCATTACAATACCAGGTCCTGTATTACCTTCATATTGTATTGATAATGATTGTGTTTTAATTAAAGTTTGTCTACCTTCACAATCTATTCGATAGACAATTTCAGCAGTTGGATTATTTACAGGATCGGCCCAACCGGTGATTGCTCCAATTGATGCTGGTGTTCCACTCACAAATTGTCCGGCAGTTAAACCACCCGCTAAAGTAATGTGACCTGATTTATTTAATATTGATACTCTACATTTTTCTTTGAATAATCCCGTAGTACCATATGCATCGGTATCAGGACCGGCGCCCAAAGTAAAATCTGTATTTACCAATTCAGTTGTACCTCTATACGCTCTAATACTATTACTTGTTCCTGTTAACGTATATTCTCCGGATACCTTATAAACTACTGATGCATTTTCATTGGTCATCTTAACATCATACGGTGCAGGTGCTTCAAATTGAACTGCAAATGATTGTGTTACAAATTGAGTTTGTCTTGCTAAAGGTCTTATACTAGTATTTGTACTGAATCTATCTCCTTCAAAATCTACTCTATATACAATAGTTCCACTTTTATTCGTAGCAGGAGAAGTCCAACTAGTAATATTTCCAATTGTTGCCGGATTTGTTGTGGGAGTAGGAAATACGGTCGATTGATTAATCCAAGCATCTTTATAAATTATGGATGCGGATGAAAATCCTAATACCCCTATTGGTTCATTATTAAAATCTAAATCATTTGGGTTATTTGGAAGTGGTAATGGATTTGCATTTGTTAATTGTTGATTACCATTGAATGTTGTTATTTTCATTCCCGTACCACTAATATTTGTTGCCCACAAATCCGCAGTTATAGAGCAATTATCATTTGTTGAAGCGAGTTTATATGAATCAGCTCCTGCCTTTATACCAGATATAGTTAATTGCCCTTCAGCTCTATATGGGTTTACGGTTGGGGATGTATATGGATTACCATCTGTGATTTTAACTTTATACGTTTTTATCGTATCCGGTCCAATATCATTATAAGTAACTTGTGCAAGTTCTGCCGTTGGTGGTGTACCAGTGCCATCAACTTGTAATACGAATTGTTCCGAACCATCCAACGCAACATCAAATAATGAAAATTTAACATTTGTAGCGGATGCCGTTGTATTAAATGCGGTTGCAGTTAATATAATAGGTTCTTGTGAATTAGCGGATACTCTACCATTTCTATCGTAATTTACACTATAAGAAGATGCTTTAAAATCTACACTACGTGCTTTAGGTGGTGTTACATTTTTTGTAAATGTTTGTGTACGAGTAAAAATGGATGATGTATATAGATGCCCAGCTCCTAATGCAAACGGATATACTTGAATAGTATATATTGCATTAGCCGAAACATATGGATAATCAAATCTATTAAAATTTAAAGTTGCTGTACTAAATGATGAAGAACTCGGTCCATGTCTATTAAATAACGTTGGACTTGTAAAATCAGTACCAGAGCCAGTTCTAATAGGCCATATTCCTAATGAACTACTAGTTTCTACTTTATTTATTCTCCAAGTACCAGGATCAGTTGATTGAGTTGTAAATCTTAAAAAATCTTCTCCTTCTTTTACTTGAATTGTTGTATTAGCAGCTGAATAATTTGAAATATATCCAACTTCATCCGATATCACCGATGGTGATGTTGGTGATATTAAAATTTGAATTGGAGGCGGTCCTTCTAATACTTTTGTGTAATTTACAATCACACTTGCGGTATAAATCGATGAAGTAAAGTAAGGATGTATGATTAATGGATACTCAATACTTCCACTTAATTCTCTCATATTAGATGAAGCACTTACTATCAATGATGCTGTATATGGTACTCCAAATGATGATGTAAATTGTACATTTCCAGCTTTAACATTTCTTTCAATTATAGAAGAAGTTGCTATATAAAAAGTACCATGTGTACTTAAATTATTTAAAGTATGTGCACTTGAACTAAACGCAAGATATGAAGCACCTTGCTTTAATTTAATATCAGTAATAGATGGTCTAAAATCATTTACAACTCCTCTTGAATTTGCACCAAGTGTAATTGATATCGGATTTACTTCAAATACAATACTTTCATCTCCTTGCTTTCCTTCCGGTACAATTGTAAATGTTTTATCAATACTCACCGATGCCGAAGTCCAAGGTTCGGTATAAACAAATGTTAATGTTAAATTTTTAGTTTGATTTAAAGAACTCCTAACATTACCAGTCGGTGTTTGTGATGGGATTATATTTTTATTCTCATCTCTAGCAACAACCGTTAAAGTTGGGTCTAAACTTTGTGTATGATAATATAACCAATATTCAGGAACCCAATCTTTATTAATTGACATCGATGGATAAACCTGAAACGAAGATGTTACCGATTCTATTTCTCCAGGCGCAGTACCTCTTTTTGCAAATGATGCTGTTGCGAATGCAAAGGTAGGTCGAAATGTGGATTCAATTCTAGGATTTATTGTAAACGTATCTACATTAAATAATACTTTACCACTATCTAAACCATCTTGCAAATCTTCCAATATGATTGATGCTAATATAGATGAAGATACTGCGTATGCCGGTCCTGATGCCGCTGATGAAGAAGGCATTAAGAAAATTGTCCTTCTAAAATCTATTGAATCTCTATTGAATACTGCGTTATAATCTATTTGTCCTGTACCAACTGAACCAGTTGTTAGACCAGGAATCATTCTACTAGCAGTAACATATGATAAATTTACAAATCTATCAGGTTCTAAATTTGGATTTAGTTCATAATTTTTTGAACGAGATATTATATGTAGTTGAATATCAGAAAAGTTTTTGTAAGATTGTTTACTTAATAAAATATCATTTATACCATCAATTCTTACTGCCTGTATTTCTAAAGATGATGTACTACTATTTCGTATTTGAGTTCCTCTAAAAGGTCTAATAATATGATTTACTCCGCCAAACCCATCTAATATTTTATATATGTTAATAGTATCAGTAAATCCTTCACACTCTCCAGTTAATTTTATTAATTGAACATTTATATCACTTCTAGAACCTGTGAAATCCTGAACTCTCATAAAAACATTATCAGTTCCAATTCCTTGTAATACTCCAGGATATTGACCACTACCAGAATAAAGAGGTATTGGCTGTTGATAGATTGATTGTGTATATTGTGATGAAGATAATGCGTTTCCAAAAAAATCAAATGATGCCGATGTATAATGTACTGAACCTGTTAGTAAAGTTTTTTCCTCCTCTATTGTTATAATTGTAGGTGGTACTGGATTAGAACCAGAATCAAATTGAAATCCTGCACTTGATGCTATTAATCTTAATTGTTTTCTAATTGTTTGTAAATTACCACCATCAAATGTTTTAGATTCTTCTACCAATACTGGAACATAGTTGTTATTTATATCATAAAATTCAAAACGATAATCAAATGTTTCAACTGGCAAACTTCTCGGTACTGATTGTATAAATGTTATTTCATCAGGAGAATATGCTGTTTCTTGCGCGGCTCTTAAACTTACATCAGCTATATGCCATCCAGTTCCTTTTACTTCAAAGTATAGTTTTGAATTTGTAAAATTTTCAGCTCTAAAATTTACAGACGCTATTTGTTTTTGTAAAATAGCAGATGAATTCGCTTTAAATGTTACTATATCTTGTTCATCTCCACCGATTACCGAATCTTTAGAACCACTAATAAAAACTCTAAGTTGTCCTAATTGTCCTATGGTTGTACTATTTCCTCTGTAATTTAATCCAAGTGTATATTCTGTATTTTCAGTTAGATTAAATGATTTTGATGTGTAATAATAATTCGATGATAAGTTTCCATCTAATTTTACTGAATTAAATAAATAATTTTGATTAAATGTTGCCGTTAACGAATTCGATGATGTTACCCAATACCCAGTTGGGTGTTGTGATTTAAAATTTTCTTTATCAAAAATTCCATAGAATTCTTGATTTTTTACCTGAGATTCTAAATCTACAAGTAGTTCATTTGATTCCAATTGTATTTCCTGGATAAATTGATAATCCGCTAAATCTGATTGTGATTTTCTAAATATTTTTACTCTAGCAACATCTCCAACAAATGTAGTTAAATCGGTAATATTAATTTTAGCAAAAGAACCAGTCAATGCTGTTTTTAGATTATCAACTCCCTCTGTATAATTAAAAGATGCAGTAAATCCTTCATTTGTAAAATTTTCAACTTTAGCAATATACGCAGAACCTCGTTCTTCATCGGTTGTGTTATACGGTGGTTGAACAATAATTTGTCTATCATTTATTATTTCAGTTACTAGTGGTCTATAATCTAAATTTGGAAATTCTAAATAAGTGTCAACTACT